CATATAATTATCAACTTCATTTGGTGGTATATTACCAATGTCAATCTTGAATACTCGTTTGGAAGGTGCTCTCATAATTCTGTGAATCAACATAGCGTCTTCCATAAGTGTTAATTGTTTCCAAATCTTTCTTGTAGATTCAATCATAGATTTTCCGTAAGGTAAGAAATTACTATCGTTTGCTAATCTAAAATGTGCGATTTGGAAATTTTCAAATTCTATTTTTCCTTTACCACTTGACTTTTGACCAAAGTAAGGATGTGCACCTTCAATACTTTCTAAATAGAACTTAGTATAGTAAGGATTTTCTGGGTCTTCTCCTTCTGCTCTTACGACTTCATAAGGTGATAACGGAACTACATTTGTGATTCCGTATTTTTCATTAATGTCTAAGTGTAAAAAGAAATCTCCATACTTAACCATATTACGAACCCAAGGCCATAGGTTGAACTCAATGTTCATAATGTCATAAAATAAATTATGTAAAATTTCTTTGATGTTTTCATTATCAGATTTAATTTCAACAACTTGTCCATATTGACCTTTCATCGTGGACTCATCTGAATAAATGTCCAATGCTGATGAAATGATTGGGTCAGAATCCATTGATTCATAATCCTTGAACAATGCTAACCTTGCCGCCATAACTTGATGAACGGTAGAATAACCTGTTCCGACTAAATCCAAATTGTTATGTAGTTTTGAATACCTATCAACTAAATGTGATTTAACCTGTTTCTGAACTTGGTCTGTATCGGCGATTTTTAATTTTTTACCACCGACATTACGAACAATTACATTTGTACTGAATAATCGTTGTAGTCTACCAAATAATGTTGTATCTGCCATTTTTTACCTCACTTTATAAAAGCCAATCTAATGACTCTTTATTTTTTCCTGTGTCCCACTCCCAAGAATCATTTTTTCTTGAATCGTCTTGAGTGTATAAACCCTCATTATCCATCATTTTGGATAGAGTTTTCTTTGTTAATTCCACACCTTGTGTTCGTAGTCTTAAAGCAGTATCACGAACCCAAAGTCCAATTGCAAACGACATAACTAAATCATCATTGTATCCGTTCATCGCTTGTGCTCTGTTATTTATATAGACGAAAGTCAATAGTTCATCAATCAAACGATTAGAACGAACTATCACACTTTCTTCTCTAAAAAATTCTTCTAACTTACTAATAATTAGTGGTCTGGTCTTAGAAGTCGTTGAAAAACCAGCAACCATTTTCTTTTCTTCACTATAATGTTTATTAGTGACTTGATGTTGAACATCAACATATTGTAAGTCTTTACTTGTATAGAATAAATTAGGATAATTCCTATCTATAATTTGTTGGATTGTTGCCCAACCAATATTGTTGTTTTCTACAATTAGTAAAGCATCATTATATTCTGTTGCTACACTAACCAACATATTACCAAAATCTTTTGTATTGATACGACCCTTGTATTCTGCTACTTGAGTTAAACTTTCTAACTCAATCACGTGAAATGCCGAATAGTCCGCTGAATCTCCTCTACCAACATCGGCACATACAATATAGTCTTTATTGTAGTTTGGTTGTTCCCAAACCCACATATTACTATCAATACCTCTTTTTTCTACGGGGTCAATACATAAACTTTTTCTCATTTTCTCCAAAATGATTGGGTCAATTACCCCAGTACCAGAAGTCAAGAAGTCACAATCACATTCTTGTGCTGCATTGGAAGGTCCAAGTAAAGTATCTTGTTCTTTTCTCCAATCTTCACCTCTATCTGGATGAACCGTCCAATGTAATTTAATCGGATTAAACATACCGGTTGCATCCTCTGCTTCTACCCAAGTTCTGTGAAACCAATTACCTACACCATTTGGTGTTGACAAAGCAATACAACTACCACCAGTTGTCAAGGTTTGTTGTGACGCAGTCCATATTTCGTCAATCTTGTCAATAAAAGCTGCCTCGTCCAATATCAATAATGATAGAGCTTCAGAACGAGCTGCCTCTGGTCCTGATGACACCGCTTTAATTTGAGAACCATTACGATATCTCAAATTTAATTTGTTGTCTTCCACACAAGGTTGTTTTAACCAACTCGGTAAGTTTGCATGCATAACACGAACTTTCGTTACCAAATTTTTTGCAACTTCTTGTTTGGTTGCAATTACCAAAACATTTTTGTCTTGGTGGAATGTCATCAACCATAAAGCATAACCAGCTGTTAAAGTTGAAATACCTAATTGACGAGCTTTCAAAATAATATTGAATCGGTGGTCTTTAAATTCACGAACCGATTTTTCTTGGAACTCATATAATTCAAAAGGTATTTTACCTTTAATAGGATGTTGTATCATACAATACTTTTTCATAAAGTACACTGGGTCAGTAGCACATTGAATGTATTGTTGTTTGATTACTTCTTTAATTTGTTCTGCCATTATTCTACTATTTGACCTGCCAATCTAACCGATGTAGCAGTTAACAAAACTCCATATGTAAAGTATAACCATTTGTTTTCATACCATTTAGGTTGAACGAGTTTTACTTTTTGTTCAAGAAGTTTATTGGTGTCTTTCAGTAGATTTAATTGGGTAGTTTTATTCGATATCAACATAGAATCTATATATGAATTTTCTTCATAAAGTTTGATTTGTTCCTCTAAATCCATTACCAACGAAACATTTAAACTATCTTTTAATTCAAGTTCTTTAATCGTGTTGGTGAATCCTAATACTTCTTCTTCTGTAAAAGTATAAGTTTTAGGTTCTTCAATGATTATAGGGTCATCTCCGACTATGTCTTGTGAGAATAAAGCTCCCATTAATAATATGTAAATAAAATATCTCATATATATAAATATATAGTTTATTTACTAAACTTCTTTAAAAATTTCACTGCTTCATCGGCATCGTCTGTTTTTACTGCTTCTGATGCTTGTTCTAATTGTTTTTTAGTAGTAGTGACTTTTCTTTTTAATTTAGCTACTTCTTTTTTATTTACTTTTTTCTTTGACTCAAGAACTTCAACTTCTTTTTCAAGTTCTTTAACTTCTTGGTCTTTTTGTTTAATTGCTTTATCTAATTCTTTGACTTCTTGTTTTTTATTTCCACCAAAGAATAGGTTTAGTATCATTTGAATAAAGTTCATTACTCAGTTTCTCCTTGTAGTTGTTTTTCTGCTTTTTCTACGAGTTCTCTTTTTTCTCGTATGAAATCTCTTGCTTCTGATATAGTTTTCTCAAATTCTTCTCTACCCATTTCCCACTTTTCAGCTTCTAATTCTGGGGTGTTGACACCTACTTGATTAAACCACTCTTGCTTTCCGTCTGTTTTTTCAAAGTCATCAATACTTTGTTCTAAATCTTTTAAATATGCTTTTTGATTTTCCAACATTTTGGTTTTTGCGTAATCCTCATATACACCTTCAAGTCTAAGTTTATTTTCTAATTCTATTTGACAATCAAAACAATGTCCTTGTGTTCTCCAAAACTTATTATCAAGTTTTTTCTTCATTGCTTTATCACACTTAGGACAAAACCAAGGCATTCTTACTGATGCCATTATATCTGTTAATTCTGATTTTCTGGTTTTACCACCAAGGTTTTCTTTCTTACCTTCGTATCCTACTTGTGTGTAATCTTTTTCATAGGTTTTACCAGACATCAAATCTGATAATGCTTTATTTTGTCTTTTGGTTTCTTTTGAATAACCTGCCATTTTTTCTCCTAAAATCTTAAACTACCGAGTATTTGATTGATTGGAGCAAAAACCCCCGTGAACTTGTATAAATTACCTTTATACTTAAACACTAATCCCTCACTCGGAACAATTGCTGATGTTCCCCCGATAGCGTCAAATTTTTCTAATTGTACTCTTAATTTATCTAATGTTTCTACATTCTCACCTTTTTGTAATTGAACCAAAGCAGTCAACATATCTTGTCTGATTTTTGATACTGCTTGTTTAGGTGATACTGCTAAAAATCCTGTTGCGTTTTTCAATATTTCTGCACCGACTTGGAAGAACAATACTTCAAATGGTTTAATATTGTCTTTAAACATTTTTAAATGATTTAATTTATCGGTATCTAATATCCAATTTAAAAATTCTGGTCTGTCTTTAAAGTCTTTTCTCATTTGTGGAATTTTGTAAGACTTATCAAAGTATGCCCAACGATTTGTTAAGTTTACTAATTCATTTGGTTTTAACGAAACTTTAAATTGTTTTGCTGCATTAAAAATATATTCTTTCCAAAATGATTCGTGATACTGGCCTAATCTATCTGTATCTTTTAATCCATATTGTGATTGTAATTTTTTTAATTTATTTAAATATAAGTTTTTCTTTTTACCAAAGTCTTGAACTTTATCTAATTTTAAAAAGTTTGGTTTACCAATCTTAAATGTTTTTTGTATATTTTGATTTACTTGTCTAATCATACCTTCTAACATACGAGCAGATTCTTTTGAGTATCCTATTTGTCTACCGGTTTTATCATATTCTAATGTTCCGTGAAATACTATTTCTGCTATGTCGTAATCAATTACATTTGCTGTTTGTGGATATATAACCTCTAAATTCATCCATTTGGTTCCATTACCAAATATTTTTGTTTTTTGTGCATTGGATAAACTACCAATTGCTTTTTCTAAATCTCTCATCGCACCAACGAATGCTTTTTTAATATCACCTCTACCACTAAACATATTAGCGATACCTGCTGTTGTTGGTGCAGTTTTACCGCCATTTTTCAAATGACCTTTGTTTCGGGCTGCTTTTAACTTTCCGTCTACCCAACTCACCATCAAGTTTTGTCCATCAAGTTTTTCAGAAACTCTATCTTCACGATTTAACTTTCCTTCTAACCCATTAATAATTATGTTCTTCAAATCTGAAAACGTCAAATTATTATCATCAAATGGATGATTCATATGTCCATACGCTCCACCCTCTATTAATAATTCAACATCTTTCATAAATCCTTCTTGAACTTTCTTAATATGGTCAACACCCTTGAATACATCTGATTTTTTCAGTATTGGTGATTCTTTCATCTTGGTAAATGACTCTTCACCGAAGTATTTAATTATTTCAAATCCAAGACCACCTAATGTTTTTCTCATTCGTTCTTTATATCGTGGAAATGGATTATCTACTGATTCTGTATTTTTTCTATTTTGATTGATTGTTCTTCCGTGTGTTACGGTTTTGGTACGGTCTTTTTCATACTCATCTGCCATAATGGTAAACATCATATCTTCTGAATCTCTTACTGGGAAATCAATTAATTCATATCCAATAACTTCTGCGTGTTCTGGTGATATTCTGTAATAATCTGATAAACTACCGAAGAAATCATACATACCCTCGTCTGACATTATTGCTGCATTAAATGTGTTTCCAAAAGCACTTGCTTCTTTCATAAGTTTTTTTACTTGTGGTTGTTGATAAAATTCAAACAACTTTTTAAATCTGGAAGTCATCATTTCATATGTAGACTTATCAAAGTATCCAAATGTTTTTTTGAATATTTGTTCTCTTTTTTTATCATCTATTTTAGGACTACCTAATAGATTACGAATTTCTGTTCCGCTTGATATACCACTAACTTTAACAAATGGTGCTTCATAAATGTATCCGTGTTCTTCAAATCCTTTTAAATCATTGATACTTTTCTTGAAGTCTTGGTAATAAGTTTTACCACCTGATTTCTTGGTTCCACCTTTTAATCTACCAGCATCTTTTGCACCAAACACATAAACTACTGCTGTGGTGTCTTTGTTGAATTTCTTCAATAAGTTATTTGCCACATAAGGAACTTTTTCTTTCACGATACGATTCTTTGGTATTCCCATTTTAACCATATGTTTAACTTTTTCATTAAAGTTCATTGGGTGTCTTGGTGGTCTTTGTATATCTGATGTTGTGATGTATACTTCTCCAAACTTACTTTTTAATGCTTCAAATACTTTTTTGTGGTGTGGTCCAAAAGGTTGAAAACGACCTGGATATATTGCGATTACTTTTTTAATTTCTTTTTGTTCGTTTACTTTTTTACTCGTATCGGTTTTCATAAATGGGCCACGAGAAATAGTTCTAAATTTAACTTTT